ATTTTCTTCTGCCGCATAACCTTCAGCAAAATACTTGGCGTCTTCCTTCCTGAAATAAACCTTGAGGGTGGAATTGATGTCCCTTACCTCTTCCAGGAAGTCAACGGCATACTCATTGCCAATTTCGTCCGACAGATATTTCTTGGGACACCTGACATTGAGTGTTCCAGACTTAATCGCCGCTGAAACAGTTTCAATCTCGATTGTGGTGTCTTTGGATAGCACCGGATCGCCGATGACCGTTCCGTCAGGAAGATATCCAGATATCGTATCTGCGGTTGCAAAATTATGGCTGATAGCCAAAGTCCAATCCAATTTGTTAGTGGCAGAATCAATAGCAGTAATCTGCCTTACAGCCGTTCCAGAAGAGGCACATTGAATCCATGCTCCAACAGAGAATCTGTCGGCATCCTCAACGTAACAGCATGTTGCATTTGTTGCGGCATTCGCTGTGGTAAGCGCTTCTCCAGCCCACACCATTTGCATGCCCTCACCAGACAAGGTGATCTTTACCGCACCTTCATTTGAAACTTCAAACGCAGCCTCACTCACGCTCGCGCCTGATATTCCCTGTGTCATGAAGTCCGTCTGAACCCAGATTGACAAAGAAGGAGACTCTGTTGTCTGACGATAATAAATTGACTTCAGAGTTATGATATCGCCAGCAGTGTGTGTTACCGCTGTAGTTCCGTGGTAGCCTCTTACACATCCGGTAAGGGTTGCCAAAGTTGCATCGGCGCCAGACGAGATATATCCGTCATAATAAACATATTCCGTTCCGGGTGTGGCATTAAGAATCTCCACCACACCAACATGAGGCAAGTTTTCAACATCGATGCCGCTTATGATACAAGTGGCTTCTGTCACACTTCCAAAAGCAGCCCCAAGAGTTACTCCTGTCCATGTTGCTAAAGCCGATCCCATAAGGGATCTGAAAAGAGCATGTCCCTGTGGCTGTTCTCCAACTTCTCCATTCGGTCTTAGATACATAGGAATTGACCATTTCGCAGGAGGCATCGCTCCCTGAAATCGGTCAAGAACATCCAACGTATCAGCCAATTCCTCAGAATCAGTGAACGCTGGATTCTGAGATACGTTCGCATTTCCTGCAGGCCTGATGAAATCAGTGGTTCCAACAGGAAGTTGCAAAGTTCCGAAAACACTTTCAATGGAAGCAAAGACGACCTGTTTTCTGGAAAGTCCAATTTCTGCATTTGTTGACATAGTATAATTACCTCCTATTCATTCTTGCTATTTTTTTGTTTTCTTGGTCTTGTTTTCCTTTAGCCGTTTATCAGCTTTGGTTCCTTTGCTCGGTTTGCCACCCATATAAACCTCCTTTTATTCACCAACCCAAGTTGTGAAGTCTACTGAAACCAAAACATGGTAATAACCATCATCATCCGCTCCCGGAATGTCTGTATTCGGCTCATTGAAAACAATTCCAGAAAGTTCTTTCCTTCTAAACATTGCTTCCAGTGTGTCCGCATACCCTAATAAAGTTTGGTATCCTCCTCCCAGAAGGCCGAAGACAGAGATCATCAACAAACCTTGTCGCATCCCTATCCCATCAACACCAAGCTCACCAACTATTGTTTCGCCCATCTTGATGATAGGCCGTATCCACGCAGATTGAGGAGCGGTAAAGTGGCGGTTAGGATAACATATAGGAGTAATCGTTCCCCAACTATTAGCAATTGCAGCCATGATTACAGAAGTAATTGTTGCTGATGTCATTTCTCTCCACCTCCGCCATATGGAGCAAGTCCTTTAGCTTTTGCCAATTCTTGATTCAAATAATTTGTTATCTCAGGTATAGCCATCTTGTAAACGCCTTGAGGCGCTTGCTTGCTCCAATTACCAGTCTCAATTCTTTCGGCATAAGGAACATTGTTGTAAAGCCAAATATTCCCGTCTCCAACTCGCCACGTCCAGCTCTTCGCCGTAGCAGGTGGCAACTTGCTTCCTTTCTTACCCTTCACAATTCCTTCGGTCTGTGAAGGCTCGGCGTTCGCTATGCCGTGGCTTGCACGATATGCCCCAGTATCAACAGGAGATCGCTTGATGATTGCGCCAAAAGCCCTCAATACAGAATTCCTGACAACCTTGCTCATCTCGGCATCAAGTGCAACTGCAAGCTTTTGCAGCGAAGCAGAAAAATCAGAGGCAGACTTTGAAAGTTCATCCTGCAGTGCCATCTTCGTCCTTGTCCTTCTTCCCAAATTTTTTCTTCGGCTCTTCCTTTGGCTGTTGCAACTCCGCAATATATGCTTGGAGTTTTGTTATCACTTCATCTTTCGATTGCACCTGAGCTTCCAACTGCCCAATCCTATTCACCAAAACTGCTTTTCTTTTTTTTAACATCACTACCTCCTATTTCATGTCAACCGCGTAAAGGATCGCATCTCCTCCGGGTTTAACAACAGCAACCGTGTCAGGCTTCCAAGTTGTTGTCCCATATAAAACATAGAATTCAATCGCATCAAGTGCAGGAAGAGCAGATCCATTTAAAAGAAGCCTCACTCTATCCGACTTTGAATATACTCCCTGTGGAGACACCATTGTCGGATTGAGAATAACTCCGATCGTATCGTATGTGACAATCGTCGAAGTAACAGAATCGGTAGTTGCATTATATGCAGAAGGAGTGGTGTAAATCACCTGCATCGCAACCCCAAACTTATCAATCAATTTCTTCGCTGTTGCTTGTTTTCCTGACCAATCCATTATGTCCTCTTCACAGTTACCATATTGGCATTTGCTATCAAGCCTTTTATGAAGCCCTTGATTGTTGGGTATATGGCAGTAGATGGCTTTGCATCAACATACTCAACCTCAATAACGTCAATCTTCTCTCTTTTGATTCCAGCTGTTAAAGTCGGCTGCAACACTCCCGGAGTTACTGACTCCTCATACGCTGCCCGACATACCGCATTCTTTAGTCCGTTTGGTATCTCTTGATAAAATTCTTCATACTCAGGTTCAAGATTGATGTCATCATACACACCAACTCGCGGCCATTCCAAAGGGTCGTCATAGCTATATTTCTCACCCTTGAAATCAAAGGTCTCTACATAAGCCATTCCTCTAAAGACTGCTGTGGTCTTGTCGTCGGTAGCAAGAGAAGCCCATGATGACAACCCATAATTGTCACAAAAGGTATCCACCTCATCAAGTGTAATGTATGAATTTGCTGATGGAGATGAGGCTGTACCGTCTTCTATGATTAATGTTGCTGGCATACACTATCCTCCATTAATGGCAGAGACTTTTTGCTGGCTACAAGCAATGTCCAAAAGAATAATAAACATGATAGCCAGAAGAAAGTTGCCACAGCCCGCATCTCATCCTGTCGCTTTCGATCTCGTGACCTTTACTTTTCCGCTGGCCTCTTTCTTTTCTTCTTTCTCAAGGATAACGCCTTCAATGACTTCTTCCTTCACAGGTTCTGCCACTGGAGCAACTTCCGGCTCTGGCTGGCCGGGATGTCTTGTTGAATATTTCCCTGTCCTGAGCGCCGATGTCACATCAACCTTGTGGTGCATCCTGAATTCGTTTCCATCTTTATCATAAACTACAAACATTCTGTTATCCTCCTTAAACATGTTTGAATACTTTATCGACCACGAAATCAAGCCAGTGGTCGAAAACAATAATGCGGTTCGCTATCTCTGTTCCTCCAGAAGTAATCCTCCTAACCCTTGCGCCCAATACGTTTCCCGCCGCCAAAGTCGGAGAAATCGCCGTTGGGTCAATCGTAAAAGTTAATTTATGAACCGCATATTGAACGTTGTGAAGAGTTGCACAGGTAGCTAATACCGCCACACTTATGGCCGTTGTGGGAATTGCACTTGTTATTCCATCAGTGCCATTCCAAGATAACTGTATTTGAAAAGTTTTATCAACTGTCTCGGCGGTGGCCAAACACGCAATAATATAATATGTAATATTGTCAGTCCCGTTCCATCTTCCCGGAACACTTAGCCTCCAGAACAACTCCTCGCCATCATCGTTGTGAACAGGCAGAGAATATCCCGAAAATACACCGATAGTCTCCGACGTTGGTTTGGTCGTTTTCGCAATCAAGCCAGCCACAAAAGCCGGTCTCATAGCAAGGTGACGCACAAGCCCAACAAACGTGATCGCTCCATCAACCCCGATGTCTGTATAAGTGGCTGCCGTCCCAATCTTCGCTTGAGAGAAATTACCTATGGCTGGTGTGACTGCTCCAATTTCAGTCCCGTCAATTGTTCCATCTTCAATATTCACATAAACAGCCATCAGTGTTCCAAAACTTCCATACGACGAGTCAACGTAAATACCATCTATCGTCGTGAAATTTCCAACACCCGGAGTTACTCCACCAATTACGGTTGCATCTAATGTACTGAAACTTCCAGCAACAGCATCTAATGTTCCAAGATGACTTTCTCCGGTAACAGTGAGTGTATCAAAATCACCATCGGTGGCATCGACGGTTCCGAACGTTCCTTCTCCCGTAATTACTATGGAATCAAGGGTGGCTCCGGCTCCAGTAATTGTAACACCATCCACGACAAGAGTTGTAAATATTGCCTGTCCCGGAACCGCTGACCCAATGTCTCCCGGAGCGTCAAAAATCATCTTCTTGACATCATCCATTGATTTATTTGCGACTTTTTCAAGGAAACTTCTCATGACAATCTCTCCTATTTATAAAGACATTGTTGTTAATTCCGCTTTACGGTTCTCCTCTTCTCCAGCATCTGCACTCTTTTCTATACGTCCAAACTTAATAGGCAAGCCAGTCTTTTCCAGCGCCTTTGCTAAATCACGCAACATACCCTCTCGATATGGAGCTGGCAGTTTTTGTAAATTCGCTCCTAATGCTTGCAATGCCATTGATCCTTGTTTAAGACATACAAGAGTAAGTTGGTATTGCGCTATCGCCAAAACCTCTGGTCGTAATGTGAATACAAATTTCTTTGCTTTAGCCTCTGGTGCTTGCAGGTATTTGTTGTAAAGTTGGATAAAATCCTTCGCAGCATTATAAATCAAATCTTCTTGTTGCACCCATATGCCGTATTCAAGTGCTGCCATAGCAAGGTCAAGATCGCCTTCCTGACTTTTGACGCCTCGTTCCAACCACTCATAAGCCTTCTTTCGATTGCCAATTTTCATGTATTGGCGAGTCATTGTGAAATATAAAACGTGATTGAAATGCTTGTCAAGAATCTTTCCATCAGCAAACATTTGCCAATACTTTTCGCCCCACTCCACCGACTCCTCCAGATTTTTATATTCAGCACACAACTGGCAAAGGAAGAAATAAGGAAGACCGTCTGTCAATTCATTATTTTCCACTTGCTTCAATAAAAGCCCTCTGGAGCGTTCATACTTTGCTTGTTTCTTTTCTGGCGTCAAGTCATAGCCATAATGCTTTATATATATGTGGGGATTGTACACAGCCTGACCCTCAACTTGCGGTTGGTTATGTACAATGCCCTCATAACGAACTTTATTCTTCTTAAAGAATCTGGTTGTATTGAATTGCATCACTTCCAATCCCTTTTGCAAATCCTTTAAAAGAATGGCGGATGCCGGATATTTCCCGTCGATTTTTTGCAAGACTGTTTTGGCATCAGACCATTTCGAGCCGTTTGCTAAACATAGTTCTTCATCGGCATCAATGATAAACACCCATTTATTTCTTGCGTAAGATATGGATTGATTTCTGTGTAAGGAAAAATCATTTTGCCAAGGGTGATGGTAGACACGGGCATTGTACTTTTTGGCTATTGAGACAGTTTCATCTGTAGAGCCAGTGTCTACCACCACTATTTCATCGACCAGAGGCTTGATCGACGCAAGGCAACGCTCAAGGTTGTGAGCTTCGTTTTTCACCATCATGCAAGCAGATATAAGCTTCCCGGAGTTCTTCATCTTGCTTGCCTCCTCTATCGCTTGCTCAGCCAAGCTTTGAAGCCAATCTGACAACTTCCAGTGGCTTCAGGTGTTGCGGTGAGGAATGTGGTGTAAACACGAAGGTAACGGTAAATCGTTCCGCCGAAATCATTATGGAACGGGAAAATATATCGTCCGGCGACGGTACAAGCCAAATTGGAATGTGCCACATCGCACTTCGGATCAGTTGAAGTTGCAGCAGAACCGCAGATAAGACGAGCCAGAGGCACGTTATCATAGGTCGACCGTGTTGCATCTTTCGATCCTTCCAGACAAACATCAATCAGCTTGCAATTTGAAACGGCTGTTGCAAAAGCCACATAGCCAATGTCGATCACAAACAGACCGTCTGTGTAGCCTCCACCTGTGTCGTAGGTTTTCGCTACACCATCAACAGTTGCCGCAGCTGATACATAAATGGTTCCTACTGAAGACGCTGCCACCCATCCGGTATCAGCCATCAAAAGGTCTTCATCAATGATTACTTTTCTATTGTCTAACATTGTTTTTTTACCTCCTCAATTTGTTATTTCAATTCTAAAAATTTATCCTCTCTAAGAAATCTTGAAATGAATTATGCGGCTATCGCTGCATTCCACACTCCAAAAAGTCTTGCTGCTGACCGTGGCCGCAGAAGCGCAAGGGTAACATACCATTCAACCCTTGTCCTGAATACCGGCTTTGCATCCTGCTCACCAAGATCACGAACATTCATTTCCGAACTCTGTAATCCCATCATGCCGTTTTCTGCGAACGATACACAATACAGCGAGCTACATGTCGATGCAACACCACTGGGACTGGTTTCGGCAAAGTCAATGATGTCGGTATTGGTCTCATCCTTGTCCATCGCGACAATAGGAAGATCGTTGTATTTGGTTACCCGACGACCAAAGGCATCCAGATCATAGGTGATATAGCCACCAACGGTTGCGAGTCTTGCCGCAGCGGACAGTCTCCGTCTCATCTGTTTTGCCATGATAAGATGGGTCGCGTCTTCCACAGCATCAATCAGCTCGTCAATCTTCGTGAGCGTCAGGGCTGTTGCGGAAGTTCCGATGGTAGTACCAGTTGAGATAAGCTGATCTCCGGTACAACGAACCTGAAGACCATCAAAGCCTTTCGGATCGCTGGTAACATCGCCTTTGATAAACTGTTTGGTAAGGCTGAGGGACAGAGCCTTAATCTTCAGTGCTTCCTGAACGGCTCTCTGGTTTGCCCCACCTGTCTGTACGAGAAACACATCGACATCCAGATCGCCACCGGCAATCGCCAAGGACTCAATCACTTTCTCAACTTCGCCCGTGCTCTCGGTGTACGCCTCGTTGACGCCCCTGAAAGCTACTCCAGGAAGGCTTTTCTCACGATCAAACTTCAAAGCATTACCGGAAATGTTTTCGAAAGGAAGATTCTGAAGAAGATCAGAGTTCTTTGCGAACAATTCCATGACGGTAGCTTTGAGCATCTCGTCTCTACCCAGAGCAATTTTTGCTGATTCAATTAATGTTAAAGCCATTTTCTATTTACCTCCTAATTTGGTTTTTGTTTTGTCTTTGCCGAAATAAAAAATCCCGGCAAGAAATAATCAATTAAGATTAAATCCCACCGGGATCTCATTATCCGACACTGTCAAATAATTAATTGTCCGTTGTCATTGGCTCACCGAGCCAGTCTTGTTCCTCTCTACTTATGAATTAGTAGCAGCGTGAATCCGTTTCAATCTTTCCGTGGGTGGCAGTTTGGCCAATTCTTCTTTGTCTGACTTACGGAGATTGCCAGCACCGCCAGCCCCGCCAGCTCCTCCGCCAGATGATGCCTCAAATAAGAACGGTGCGGTCTCAAACAATACCTGCGCCCATTCACCGAAGGTCATCATTTCTTTACCGTCTTTCCCATAAAGAATTTTGTCACCTTCTTTTGGAATAGGTTTGCCGTCCTCAAGTCGCCATACTCTCTTTCCTCTTGCAACAATATCCTGCATGGCGTCTTTTCGCACACCCCCAACTGCCGTCACTGCCTTTGTAATTTCTGAATCGATCAACACCTCTGATAATCTGCTATGGGTTTGCTTTAACTCCCCATCCTTTTTCTCAAGTGCCTTTTTCATTTCCTTGATCTGGTTCTCGTAGGTCTCTTTCATGCGCTCGACCTTCTGCGCAACCAGTTCGTCAATCTTCCCTGCATCAATCATCTTCTTGTCATCAAGTTCTTGGATACGCTTTTGCATCTCCTTAAACTTTTCGGGATCAACATCTTTGAACCGTTTCTCAAGTTCCTCCTTTTCCTTCATCAGTTTAATGTTGTTTTCCCTGAACTCCGCCAACTTCTTCTTGGCGTCATCGTCTGCCCCTTCGGCATCCAAATGATACTTGCCATCTCCGGCAAGCGTATAGAATGCCTTTTGAGCATCATCCAATTTGTCAAAATCTTCCTTTGTCACCGACAACTTCAACTTCGCCATAGCCTCTTCTCCTCCCGGATATAAAGTACATCACATCTAACGATACATTATGTATATTGTATTTTTTTACAATAGAAAAGATATTTTCAATATTTTCTTTCACTCTTTTTGCTTTTCCAGTGTTTTCAATGCTTCACGATCTTTCTTCTCAAGCTCATTACAGACATCCACCAATTTCTCAAAGTCAAGATCGTCAACTTCAATAGGCTCATCAACAAACTCAGTGTATGGATTGAATTTCCCCATGGTAGCCGCAAACACAGCATAGCTCCCATACTTTGCAATAGGAACAGTGATATCAACATCAACATTGTCATCATCAGTAACAACAGCCTTAACAAAGTTAACATCATCCATGAACCATATAATGATGGTACGCTTATCTCCTTTGTCAATTGATATAATCTTCATAGTCTCTCCTTTCTGTTATACCTTGCCTTCCTCAATCATTCTCTCAAACGTACTCCTACCATACACCTTGACTCCCATACGATCAGCAAACTTCTGTATGAAGTCAGGAACAACATTGTCCTTGCGCCACACAAAATAAGCAACATCACGATCCAAGTAAGTTTTGCCATATATTTGCGCTTCAACATACTCACCCACCCTCAACCCCACTTGATTGATATTCTTCTCTCCAGAAATCACTTTTCCGATAGTGTTCTGGTATCCCTTGTCACGAGCGTGCTTAGTCATCTCACGCAAAATTGGCAGGTTGTCCTTAGCAGTGCCGTGTATCCCTACATCATCAGCACTGAATCCAAACGAATTGCCAATGGTGTATGTTGCCCTCTTCTTGACTTCCGGCTTAAACACAGCAGTCAACTTGCCATACGATGATGCAGAATCAATGTCTGACCCATCCAATACAAACCCATAATTTGGTCGTCTATAAGCAATCTCGATCTCCTCCTCCGCCTCAAAGTATTTCCGACTATGCATCTTATTATATACTGGATCATTGTGCAAATTCCCACCAGACAATGTGTGCTCAGCATTGTCTCTTGTGCTTCCCTTATAAGGGCAATGCGAACCCTGTGATGTTCCTCTTGGTCCTTGAACAAATTGGTTCTTCATGATTGGCTCTCGCATCAACGATTTGTATGTTATGTCAGTTGGAGCAGAAATGCCAATATTTGAGCAGATAACAAGTTGCTGCTCAACCTTCTTTGACAATGCCGCAACTACCTCTGCATCCATCTCTCTTACATACCTCTCCTTTGCCCATAATGACATCTTTGTTGTGTCCACCTTTCCCCTACCACTTGCAACATCAAGGGTCTTGGCCTGAGATGCATGCAACACCGTTGGTGCGGACGGCTTCTTGACAACATCTACTTCAGAGAAGTAATCGTGTATGTATTTCTTCCTTGCTATCAGTGTGTCAGCCAACTTCTTCTTGTCTGTAGCACTACCAGGACCAAACTTATCCACTAAATCCCTGATGGTCTGATCCTTGATACGCATCACCTTTGCAGCACCTGTCTTCATCTCAAGATCACTTATCTTGCTGAAGATGCTGACAGCCTCTCTATTCTTAGTTCCAGACGCCATTGACGTCAACTCTCCTACCTCATCACCAAACGCTGCTCCCTTTAACGTTCCTCTGGCACGATACAACAGTGAACCACCAGTATCAACCCTAACTGCCCTGACTCCATCCTTGATAACAAGATTGTCATAAGCACCACCAACAACATCCCAATTAGCCAGCCATGCATCGGTAACAAAGTTCTCATATATGCCTGCACGGAATGCAGACGAAGCAGCAGTTACATCATCCAAGCTATATTCAGACACCTTCTCAACACCATCAATGATCCTGGAAGCAACACCAATCTTCCCTCCCTCGCCCTCAACAATAACAAGATCTGGAACCTCAACTCCGGCTGCTTGATATAAGCGTCCAGCCAATATCTCATTCTTGGCTCTGGCCTGATCATCAGGGAACTTGAAATACCAACGATCTGCAGGGTTGTCTTTCGAGTGGAAAAATCCTCCTGGATTGCTGCCGCTCTGCGGTGCATATTGTGTATAGTCGGTAAGCTGTAGCTTTGTGTCCTTAGCCAAAGTTGGAGCAACCATCTTTGGAGCAACAGGCACGCTCTCACCATAATACTTCAGGAGGAAATCCTCTGGCAGCGTGGCTCCCTTGCGTATCCATAAATCCATAATACGTCTCTTCTCAGCAGATGCTAATTTTTCCCATGCCATCATTGATTTTGTTCCTGCTCCTGGAACTTTGCCTGACAAAAGAGACTTCTTAAACGATCCTGTGATGAGGCGTTGTTCAAGCTCTGGTATCTCTTTCAACAACATTCCACCAGCACCTTCAAGACTTGGAACACCCAATGCCTTCGCCACGGATTTGTGTGTTGTCGCAAGAACTTTCTCTTCCTCAACAATCTCTTTGAGCATATCCAACCGTTTTGCAATAATATAATCAACCGGAACACGATCAGCATATTCCTTCGCACGAGCTGCCCCACCTTCAGCAAGTAGCCTATCGATCTCTTTGAATGCCTTCAGTATATCATCAGTGTGTTTGCCCATGATGGTTGCTTGCTCAATAATACTTTTGGCATAGAATCCAGGATCCATCTTGGCTATCTCATTCTGCACAGCAACAAACTTATCAAACGTTCCCACCTTTGCTTTGATGCCATCAAGATCAAACATCGCATCGCGCTTCATGCTCAATATTCGTGGCTTCAAGCTCTCCTCAAGGAAGCCAGAATATCCCCTCCTCTCAATAATAGAAGCTGCATCGGCATATGTTGATAAAACATACTTGTCAGCACTATCAACTCCTGCTGCCTCAATCGCCTTCAGCTCAGCCTTCGCTGCTGTTTCCATCACAGCTACTCTATCATCGACACGCTTCATGATAGTATAAACACCATCACTTGGTGCTATAATTCTCTCCTCAGCAAGCTTGTTGTATGCAGACTTTTCCAATGGAGACATCTTGTCCAAACGCTTGAGAGCGTCAGCCTGCAACTTCCCGGCTTCTTCCTTGATCTCTTTGTATGTTTCCTTTGGCCATCTTTCCAATGCTCTTGGTCTGTCTTTCAATATTGCGCGCATCGCGGCATTCTCAGCTGAATCAGTCATTGCAGACCACTTATCGAATGTTGAAGCAAGCGATGAGTTTATCAACTCATCAGCCATCTTGAGCTTTTGCGTCCACAACAGATCATCAGGAATATTGCCTTTGATAATGTCCTTGTACTCAGCAACAATAGCATCATAGCTGGTCTTTGCTTTTTTCTCTGCAGCCAACGCTTTCATGCCTTTGCTCAGATCGCCCTCTCCCAACTTCATCATCTCATCGTATGTTTGGGCAAGATCCTTTGCTATTTTTTTATCAACAGCCATATTCAGAAAATCCTTCAATTGGTCTTGCGGAACAAGCCGAACAGCCTCTGACTCTGCTCCCATCATGGTAGGAGAACCGCCAATACGCTTGCCAATATAATATCGTGTCTTTGAAGTTCCCTTCTCATAATCTCCAAGAATTCCGGTAATCTCAGCATTCAATCCTGTCTCTTGATACACCTCAGTGATAGCAGTCCTTTGCAAGTTTGACAGAGAGGCCTTTGTATCAAGCGTTCCCTTAGCAAATGTGTTCTCGTAACCGCCATACTTGTCCTTTGGAGCAACAATCCATACACGACCATCCTCCTCAATCATAATAACGCCAGAAGAAACATTCTTGCCAGAAGAAGCAACAAACTCAGCCTCACCAGTATCAACAACAAATGGAGAAAATTTCAAATCAGCTTCAGCAACTGGCTCAAACACATCTCCCGGCAATTCCTGTCCCGGCTTGAAAGTTAATGCCTTATCAGGATTTGACATGTCATTTATAATACGCTTTTCTACTTTGGCTATCTTCTCAGCCTCTGTTGTCTTCATCACATCGGCATAGAAGCGCATTGTACCTCCTGCCTCATTGATGATTTTCTCAATTCGTGGGACTTTCTCGGCTTTCTTTAATCGAAAGACTTCTTTCACGAAATCACCACCTGAGCGAGCTCGTAACGCAGCGCTTTTTAGAATTTCCTCCATCTCTACCATCTTGCGCGCAACAATATCGCCAAGCTTCGCTTGTAGCTCCCTTAATGACAACTCCCGGCCTGTGTTATCTACAAGATCAGCGACATCAAGCTTGTTTTCCATCCACATCTTTTGACGAGCAGCACCAAGAATGTCTATTTGCTCCTTTTCCTCCAACCCAAGCAACCAATCATTATAGGTCTGGTTGGCCGGAATGGGACCATCAATAGAGGCTCTCATGCCAACAGGAACATTGGCGTCAAGTTCCTTGATCT